GATGTCGCCTGTCGATGCTGGAAAGCCTTCTGCCATGATTTTCTCCTAGTATCCCATAATGGATTGTCCGATTATACCGTAAGTCGATGATCCTATAATGAAACCTTCGACTATAGGCTCAAGTGTTGTAACTGTGCATTTCATACTGTTCGGGGTTATGTCCCATGCCAATCCCTGCACCTGCAAGGTCTTGACGATTGTCGAGCCGTCTGGCTGAATATTGGTGATCTCTACATTGTCAAAATAATCGAGGCCGATTATTGTGTCAGTAGGCACGTTAGGATCAAGTAGATCAACCGTCATGGCATCGATGCGGATCGTTGTCTCTTTGCGAGTAGCGACGTAGATGTCTGCAATATTCTGCACTTGGGCATCTGTCTGGGCAATTAGGTTATCTACGTTCATGCCATGAGGAAAGTATTTAGCAATTGAGTCTGCATCGGTTGATGAAACCGTAGTTCCGCCTACACGAGTCATGGTTGCGTCATTGATAATCAGCTTGTCATCGAAAGCGTACTTAAGATCAGAATATGGGATGCCGCCAGATTGATTGAATTGGATAGCCGCCGGGGCTAGTGATCCGACTACATCATTTCGATCCTTAAACTCAACTTCTCCCCCTGATAGCACATAGAAGGCTCCTTGCTCAGTGAACTCGGCCACCTGCAAGGCTGAAAGACTAGAGCGTGTAGTGGCGGGATCGGCCTGAACTGTTGTTGAGCCTGTGTCAATGATTCTCATTGATGAGGGAAAATCTACTTGATCAAGAATCTTATTGATGCGCGTGCCTGTGGTCTGCCCTGCTGTTGCATCTGCAACGGTCGTGACGTTAGCCATAGCAAAAAGGCGGAAGGCATCTGAGCAGTTAATATCTACATAGCCCAATTCCTGCCCTGTCGGGTAGGTGTACTTATAGTCTGTGACATAGCCTGAGAATAGAAACGACTGAGTAGTCGCAGTAGTTGCAGCTACGCGAATCTTTCTGAGGGGAGTTAGATACCCAAAATAAGGTGATGCGGGATTCTGTGGGTTGAACGATCCGTCTTGATCAATGACTCGAACTGTGCAGTTGCCAGCCTCATAAGTATCACGCATAATGTTACGGCCACGGCTGATCTTGATCTGGCGTGTACTAGAGCTTAGATCAATTACTGGCTCTGGCACTTCGCTCGATGCGAACTGAGACACGCCAATAACGCCGTTAATAGGGTCACCGATAGTAAACGGAAAGCCGAAGGTAGCACCTTGGCTAAAGTCAAAGGAGACCGAGATTGTGGCTGGAAGGGTCATATCGCGAGTGTTCTAAATCTATCTACGCGATTAACGGTGTTGAAAGATCCAGATAAAGATTGGTTAGTCTGCTGCTGTGTAATAATTGCGGCAACATCTTCGGCGCCAACTTGTACGTTAACATTAACTATAGCTTCGGCTGCTTTCGCTGCTGCATCTGCCTTGTCTTGTGCTACCTGAGCGGCCATTACTGCGTCAAATATTTCTCGCAAAGGATCTTCAGTCGGTACTGCAATTGTTTGAGGAGCATTTATGACTGTCTCAGGCGATACGCCTAAAGATACGGCTGTGTAGTTCAGAAGATCGGCAGGGATCTTCCAATCCTCATAAGGGTTAGGAGCCTTAGGGGTAGTAAGCAAAGACTGGCGAAGTTCATTCTGTCGCTTGATTGCTGAATCTAATTGATCAGATAGAGAAGTGGCAAGGTTGGCGTTGCCTTCAAGAATAGACTTCTGAAGTAATAAAGATAGGCGATCAGTCTCGCTGATTTGACCTTTAAGGGCTGCTTCGATACCGATGGCTTCTAGGTTAAGAGTCTTTGATGCCTTAGTCAACGCATTCTGTTTCTTTTGTGTATCTAGGTTTTTCTTTTGCAGTGCCGCTAATTCGCGCTGGCGCTTAGCAGCATCGTTTTCTGCTTTTTTACGAGCTGCGATCTGTGCAGAAGTTTCATAAATACCCAATGGCTGAGAGCCTGAGTAGCCCATCGATGGCGCGTTACGTCTAAATTTTGCTGCCTTTTCGGCTGCCTCAATGGCGGCTAGAGCATTCTTTTCGTAATCATCGAAAGGGTTAAAACTTGCAAGGATAGCGCGATCGCTAGTTAAGACGTATAACTTCTGGAATCCGAATACTACTGCTGAGACTGTATCTGCAATCTTGGTTGCAAGGGTATCGATCTGATTGACGAATTTAGTCGTGTCACCGGCAGCAAATACCGCTACAAGGGATTCTACTAATGATTTACCTATCGTCTCGCTGGCCTCGCCTGCGGCGGTGGTAATGAGTTGTAGCTTGCCTGCGTAGGTAGTTAGATATTCTGCACTAGCGCCAGAAAATTGCTTGTTAAGTCGCTCTTGAACATCTGCGAACTTCATGGTCTTGAGTTCGGCTTGAGAAAGTCCTAGCGAATACTTGCGAAGTCCACGAGTCTGGCCGACGTAAGCGAGGCTAAGATCATTAACAACTGTTTCGTAATCAACGCCAGACCCGGCGGCGATGTCAGTTGCCTGTGTAAGTAATTCCTGAGCCTTAGTGACTGAGCCAGTAGTCTGCAATAGGCGTTGCATTGCTGGACGTAATTGATCATCGGTAACGCCAGACATTCTGGATAGGTCAGAGATGTAGCGCTCGATGCGTGGAGTCTCGAACTCTAGGCCTAGATTTTTAACTGCTAGGGCAAGACGATTGGCGGCCTTCTCATCTTCAATGAATGCCTTTGATGCATTCTTAGCGAACTTTAGAAGCTGCTGGGCTCCAAATACTGCAAGAAGACTCTTGCCTAATCGCTTTACTCCCTTATCAAGGGCGCTAACACTTTTGCTTGTGTCGCCGAGTGCCTTCTTGCCTTTATTCTCGACGACAATCGGGATCCGTAACTCAGCCATTGTTATTGCCTTTCGCGTTAAACTTAGCGGCGGCCTTCTCTAGGGCTCGGATAACTCCGACTTTGGCCTTGCCTTGATCCTGCTCATAAGCCTTAAATAATGCTCGACCTGACATCTTGCCTTTGCCTGCCATTGCGCCAGGGAGAACTGAGACGAACTGACTGCGAGACTTACGTCCAGCCCAATCATAAATGACTGCTGCTGCTCTTTTGGAGTGAATAGATACAGTTGAAGACCAACCTTGAGAGTTAGGACGAGTGGCTGTCAATTTATAGCCCACTCCTCGACGAGCCTCTGAGGCGTCATACATTGGGAACTTGGCAGTCTTTACTTCATGCTTAACAAAACCTGAAGGCATCTCATCATTAGATGGAAGAAATCCTCTAGCCTTCTTTACTACTGGCTTAAGGAATCCGACCATCTCGTCACGAGTCTCTTTGTCGAGATCAGGCGAGAATTGCTTGAGAGCCTTGCGAAGCGCACTAGCGCCTTTTAGCTCTGTAGGCATCTGCCTGCTCCTTTGCTCTATCCTTCAATGCTTTCAGTAACATCTGGAGCATCGATGAATCTAAATCAATTAAAGATTGTGGAGGGATAGCCGTCTCAATGCTCAAGCGAGCGATGAGATAGTGGATGCTATCCCTGCCTAGGCCAAAGGGTCAGACTCAGCAACCTCTACACTCTTAAGAGTTTCGAGAAAGTCTGCACCGAATGGCTTGACTGTGACTCCACTTAGTCGAAGGCCTTCCCATGCAAGCCAATAGACATCTGATTGCTTTTCATCATCGCGGAACGCTTTGTGAAATCCCTTTTTTGCATATAGCTCGAACGCGTACTCTAATCGAGGAGTAATCTCGATCTCGGTGACTGTGTTGTCTGCCATCGTGACTATTAACTTTGCCATGCTATGCCCCTTTGTTTAGTTTCTTAGAATGTGCCTGTTGTGGCTACTACTGTAGTGCCTGATACGTTGAATGTCAGGCTTTGGACTCCAAGATCAGAAACTGATCCAGCAATGTCGGTTGTGCCGTTAATCAAGCAGGTCATTGTATAGAGAGGGTTAGTTGCAGAGACTGCAGTTCCCTTTTCCTGTAGTAGAACTACTGTGACGTTTGTTCCCCATGCAGCTTGCAAGGTCTGTAGGACGTTAGATGTAGCTGTGTCGTTTAGGAAATCGATTGTGACTGATGATGCCTCAAGGCCTTTAACGAACTTGTGTCCGCCATCGCCCATTGCTGTCACTTCGAGCTCATCGAAAGTGCGATTAAGTGTTACTGCGGTAACGTGGTCTGAAAGATCGACTGAATTAATCTTCACGCCGACCTTGTTATTTAGAAATACAGCCATGAGATTATTCCTCGTCTTTCTTAGTAGTTACTGGCTTAGGTGTTGATGGTGCTACCTGCCCGATCTTGATCAGGAAGGCTTCTTGCTCTTTTTCCCACTCGGACATTTTAGCTCCAACTCGTTAGGACTGAGATATTGATATTGCATGTAAGTAGATCACCTGAAGCGGCACTCAGTACCGCCGGGGCGGATACCTCTGTGACGTTGTAGGTGTATGAAGACGCAGCGAGCAAGTTAAAGACTCGCACGATGTTGTCCTCAATTCCGTTTAGATTACCTTCATTGTCAAGCAATGGAACCATGACGGAAATAGTAAAGTTCGCCATTGGCGAGATAGTTGCGTGCCAGCCGTTAGATGGCGAAATATAAGGATCGCTAGGTGCGATGATAACGCTATTAGCAATCGGTGTTGCAGGTGGAAACGAAAAGACTGAATACTTTGTGTTGTCTGTAAGAGCTGAGGCGATACCTGCGCGGAGTGTTGAAATGGAGGCCATTAGCCCACCATCGATCTCGGATCAAGATAAGGCGCGAGAAGGCCACGAACGCGAGCGAGAAGGGTATTGCCCATGCGATAAGGAGAAGGCTGATAACCATCGATGGTGACGCCACCTGAAGATGGTGCTTGGCGAGACTGCCAGATATCTATCGAAATCATAAGAGCAGCCTCTTGGATTGCCGGGATCGTTGTATAGTCTGTGTAAGTCTCAGCTGCTGCAATGCCATAAGGATTAACCTCATGGTAAGGATTATTATTACCAGCCGTTATTGTGATATCAAAATCATAAGTATTGACTGCTGTAATTGTCTTTGATCCATTGAAGCGGCTACCTGCGCCGCTAATTGTCACAGTCTGACCTACATAAAAGACTTTATCTATAGGTACATCAAAGTAGAGAGTGCCAGTAGTGCCATCGCTGGAATGCGCGATGATTGACTGCTGGTTCTTCCATAGAAAGGGCAAGAGAACGTTATCTGCGGCATCTACCACTTCTTGAAGCGTGGCGTCAGCGTACAGCGACCCAACACCTAGCGCGGTGCGAAGTTCTGCAATCGTTGTCAATGCCATGCTCTTAGCCTTTCTAAAGACTGGCAGGGTAGAAGGGCACTACCCTGCCAGCGACTTAGGGTGTTATCAGGTTAGGTTGAACCAGTTTGCGCCAGCCGCTAACTTAGTGGCAAGTGCTCCCTGACCGAATAGCAAGATATCTACTGTTCCGTCAGAGTTGATATTTGTGCGAAGTTGCTGACGTGCGCCCTCGTACCATGTGTAAGCATCTGGATTCACGACAGCCATTGAGTAATCTGCTGTACCGACTCCTCCAGAGCCCTTCATGTAGCGAGATACGCGAAGGTCAAGACCTGCAACGTTACCTCGAAGTGATGTAGGTGTAAGTGACCCACCTGCATTTTGTGGATTTGCAGCGATGTAGATTGGACGTCCGGCATCGTTGTAGCTCATGATGTTAGCCCATTGTTCTGGTGTAACGATCATGTTGCGAGCAAAACCAAGTGATGCTGAATATACTGCTGCTGCTGCGCTTGATACGTAGGATAGAAGTCCAGTCGCTGAGTTAGCCTGTGCTGTTGCGTTAAGAGTGCCTGCGCCCTGGACAGCGGTAGTTACAAATTCTTCCGTATCCTTAGCATAAGCGTATTCCATCTGGACAAGAAGCTCGTCAAGGAATGCAGGTGTCGAATTTGTTAGAAGTTCGAGGGTAGTGATTGCGCGACCCTTGAATGACTTCTTTGTGACTGTGATGTATGAGGCTTCAAGTTGTGACTCTGTTACTGCGCCATTCTCGTCGATTTGATCAACAAGAGGAACCTCAGTGATCTTAGGCAACTCAAAAGTTTTTCCAAATTCCGGCATTGTGCCACGGCTGATCGAATCGATAAACGGACGATCTGCGTTAGAAAGGAAGTTAAGTAGCTGTGTGCTTTGTGGTGTTGGGATAAATCCTGCACCTGTTGTCTGATCGTTGTCAGCAGCGCGTAGCCATTGACGTGATTCTTCATCACCAAAGAGGTTAGCCTTTAGTGTGTTTTCAAGGTAGTTACGCTTTGTAACTTCGATGCGTGGTGTTGTGTACACCATTGCTTGAACAGTAGGACGAGCAGCTTCTACAGCCGCAGCCTCTACTGGTGTTGCTTCGACTGTTGTGTCTTCCACGACTGTCTCGCTTTCTGTAGGTAGGGGTTCTTCTACGGCTTCGGCTGTCGCTTCTTCCGCTGCGATCTCTAATACTTGAGCCGACTTAAAGGCTGGCTCAGTTACTAGAGAAACTTCTTTTAATTTAGCCGCTGTGACGACTGTGTGTCCGTCGCGTGATGGCTT